TTTGAGAGTATTCACCAAAGTTTGAGTTTAGGTCAATAGCGTCATCATCGCTACCGTCACACACATCAAAGTTAAAGAACGTGTTGGATTGGGAGGCCCAGACATGACCAGGCTGTGACGTTGTTCCAGCAAACCACAAGCGGCCCTCGTGGAATGTAACCGCCCCAGGATAACCGCGAACAGTGGAATAAGACTGCTCATACCATTCAGGGGTTGGGGCTGTAGAAGAAATCTCTACAGAGCCACCGCCAATAGCAGAGGAAGATGCGTTAGAGCCAGCAGTATATTCAAATGTATTTAGATCAATAACACGAGCTACTGTTTTGGTTCCCTCGACATGAGTCGCATTAAGGCCGCCCAAAGCACCCACACGATCAATATCAAAAGAGTCACCAACAGCCAGACCATGAAGAGCCATAGTAACTTGAACAATATCAGTGCCATCAAACACTTCAATAGAATCTGGAAGCAACCTGCGAAGAATGGTTCCGCTAATGTCCACAGTAACTTCAGTTGCACTAACATAGGTTTTAATCTCACATGGGGTGCTACCGATCAGTAGGTATGACCCAACATGATCACTGACAAAATAATCCGCACTAGATGTAACTGTAATGCCTGTTCCAGTAACAGCAGACGGGGTTAAGGTTACACCAGAGGCTTGAAACTTAAAGTATGGGTGCGTTGGTGTATCGTCATTACCGTTATCATCAAACGTAAAGATTTCGGACGTAAAGGTTTTAAGGCCAGTTCTGCGCAATACGCGCGTCGGAATGGTTGGATGACAGATAATTGTTACATCCCCAGATGAAGCAAGGGTAAGGCTGGGAATAGTGGCAGTCGTCCAGGGACAGTCAGTTGCGCCACTAAGAGTGACAGGAGTTGTATCAACTTCTCCAGTGGTGGGGTTAATAAAGAATATATCTAGCGCATTGTTTTTAAAGCACAGGATGTATTCCTCATCGTCAGAAAAGGTAAATGGCTCTGCTCGAATCTCAAGACGATTAGCAGTGTCTACACTATCAGAGAATTTGTAAATAAACTCTCCACCAGGACGCTTCTTTACACCGCCCTCGTTAAGAATAATAAAGTTACGCACCTTTTGACCGCCAGCCTGATAGACTGCGGCATCAACGCGAGATGTAAAAGATGGGCTTAGTTCACCGTATTGGAAACTGTGAAGCGGTATTTTTATTTTAGCCATTATGACCGCCTTTCGTTAATGAACCTCGATGTCGCTAGTTTGCGTGTAGTGTTTTGCTGACTATCCAAGTTACGCGCCTTTGCCATCAGGATAGATTTCTTCTGCTCCATGATGGAGGTCAAAGACTCATTCCGAGCAATAGAGCTAGCAAAGATAGCCGCCAAGCTATACTCAACAGCAAGTGTAAAGTAAGAGGGCCAGTTGACTTCTTCGGCGCGGAATATAAAGTCTGCAATGACTTCCTCATTCTCGCTGGCATCACAAAATACCTTGTCGCCGTATACTGTGTAATTGATTGGCTGGTCTGCGATAGTGACTGCGTTCAGCATAAGTGTCCCTGATGGGAGTTGATATGCGGCGTCAAATCGGCCAGTGGGTTCTTCAGATAGTCGGGCAAGCTGGGCTTGCTCAGTGGCAAAACGCCAACGTGTGTCGCACAGACTTGCTTGCGCCACATCTTCATACATATTTACCGCAACCAGAGCTTCAGTTGTGTTGTCCTCAAAAGAAGTAATAGGCTCTGCCCCAATAAGGATCAAAGCCCGTGAACAAATGTCGATTGCACTATTAGCTACTGTGGATGCCATGTCGCCTCGCTATTGGTAGTAATGAGGGGCAGGACGAACCTGCCCCTCCAAACACTAGACTTAGTTGTTGTCCAGAAGTTCGTAGATGCCATTGCTGTCGATAGCAACAGAACCCATGCTCATGTGAGCAGTTACCAAGTGAGCCACTTTCTGTGGGACGTAGTTCACTTCGGTAGCAACGTCTGAACCAACAGCCAGACCAACAGCAGAGCTGTGGTAGGCAAAGTTCTTGCCACCAGCAACAGCAGACGTTGAGAAGATCTTGAAGCCCAAGAACTCTTTCATTGTCATGCCGCCAGCGAATGGCAGGTTTTGGTCGCCAACGTAATCGCTTGATGCGAACTCGTTGATGCTGAACAAGTCGGCATAACCAGCAGGTGACATAGCGATGTAACGCTGTCCGTCTTCTGGAATGTCGGCTGAACCAAACAACTCGAAAGTTGTCAGCAGGTCGCCTTTAACCAAAGCACCTGTGGCATCAGCAACTTGTGTTGCGTTTGCACCAGCGTCCATAGCGGCGACGATCAGTTCGTCGGTCTTACGGCCAAGTGCGTAGGCGGCTGACTGAGCAACAGACTGACGCTCGTCGATGTTGATTTTCAACTCGTCCAGCTTGTCGATATACTCAGGTGCATAGTGATCGGTCAGTGTGGCAGTTACGTTGGTGTGTGCCAACTCCATGCCAGTAACGTCACCGTTGCGTGTTTTGGTATTGGCAGTGCCTTTACCGATGATTTGGAATTTTGCAGTAGAGCCAGTTACATTGCTTGCTTGGCGAACAGTGTTACGGAGTTTCGAACCCATACGCTGATAAGCAAGGTGAACCTCAGACTCGAACTGCGTGATAAAGGCTTGGTCGATTGTATTAGCCATTTTCAATAGTCCTTATAAAAGAAGTTTACATTAATGTCAGGAATGGTTGTCCGAGCATCGCATCATCTGGTTATCCCTATACGGGGCCATCCGCTATCAACGGGCCGCTAACAGAATGATAATGCCTGAAGTGTGCCCTTTTTGCAACAGAAAAAGGGAACGCCCGTGTGGACGCCCCTCTACGCTTCTGGGGGTAGCGTATTATTTGTAGAGTTTAGCAAACCCTTCATCGACTTGCTTAACAAACTCAGCGTCACGCTGGACGTTATTCCAATAGCGAGGGTCTTTCATCATAGACTCAAGCTCCCCTTTGGATAGGCCAGTAGTTGCTGTCTCTTCACTAGAAACAGACTGACCCTGCATTTCACCCATAAGAAACTCAAGAAGCTGTATACCTTCGGCAGTCTCACCGAGGCGAATAACTTCGTCACTAAAATCTTCTGGCACAGTTTTCTTTGCCCATAATGCAACAGCCTCAATACGAGCCTCTGCGTTATCACCTAGCTTGGCGGCCTCTGCCTCAAGATCTGGGCCATCTCCAATAAACTGAGACAGACCTTGCTCAAATTCCTCTTGGCTCATACCTTTTTCCCAAGCCAGCTTTGACCACCAATCAATGTTTGGATCGTCTGCTAAGTCTTCGGTTCCCTCTGGGAGCGTGTAGTCACCAGCACTCTCAGGGCGGTTTTCATACTTTGATGCCTCAAACTCTTCAGCCAAAGCCTTCTTGATTTCTTCCTCACCCTTACCCAGCTTGCCCTCTAGTGCCGAGTATGAAGTTACTAGGTCTTCTGGTGTCTTAAACTTTTCAGGCAACCACTCTGGGCGGTCATTTGTTTCTACCCCTGTCGCTTCTGCGTCAGGTGCAACACCTTCTGGTGCTACATTATCTGTTGCTTCCGTCATTTGATTCTACTTTCTCTGCGTGTTTAATTCGTCTCTCAATGAGACCTACAAAATAACGCTGGCCCTCCAAGTGTCGGAGTTCGCCATCGCTAATGCCTCCGCCACTTACCGCATCCAATGTAATGGAACGGAAGTAGCGCAGAACCTCTTTGCCCTCTGGTGTGTTGAAGAGAGCCTTAATATTTCGTGATAACCTTTGATCTTCCTCTTTTGGGCGAGGAAACCCATCTACTCCAATGTGCGACATCTATTCTCCACCGCCACCTTGCATCTGCATCATCTGTTGCATTTGTGCCATCTGTTGCATTTGCTCTTGTAAGGCTTCTCGATCAGCCTCATCCCTAATCAATCCGTCTGGAACCCCAAACTTCTTGGCAAGGTAAACCGCGGTTTCTTCTGAGTCAATCAACATATTAACCATATCAGGGCCAAAGTTTGTGCCAACGACCTCAAGGAAACGGGCAACAGTTGTAATATCTTGGTTAGACTGAGCCTGTGCCA